TCACCAAAGAAGAGGGATGAGGTTCGAGGCGGACCCCTGCGCACCCTCGGATGTTTGCGCGCGGATGTAAATTAGGTATTGCAACCTCCGCTTGCATAGTCTACGGGTGGCCATATCAGCAACTAAGGAGATACCAATGTCCTACCTAACCGACCCCCGCGTACCTGCCATCATCGAGCGCATCCGCAACAACCCGCCAGCGTACCGCATTGTGAAAGTGCCGTCGCGCTCGTGCTTGTACGGTCGTGACGACTATCTCGAATATTACGGCGAGGACGTCAACGCGCTGCGCGCCGTCGACAACGAGCTGTTCCTCGCGGCGGAAGAAGCGCACGGCAATGAGGGCGCGAAGGCTTATTTTGAAAACTGGGTTGACCCGCAGACGCTCGTCCGGCGCATCCTCGCCGGAGAGCTGTGACACCGACCCGCATAGAATTAAAGGAGAATATAATTGACCGAGTATGAGACATGGGTGCCCCGTCGAGTAGGTGAACAGCCCCCGCACTGGGTGCCCGGCATGCCTTGGGGCATAGCGCCCAACGCGCCAAGCCACGCTGGCAAAGACCCGTCATGGGTGGCCTACACGCGGTACAGCGTACCGCTAGGCACCGTGCATCGCGAGAAGCCAGTCAACTACGTCGCCGAGGCGGAGCTGGAGGCGCTGGAGGAGATTAGCGTCATTGCGCGTGAGGCTATCGGCTTCAAGAGCCTGACGGGGCTGCGCGCCGCCATGCGTAGGATTGACGGGATAGCTAACCGCATATTGGGCGACTTGGCGTAGAGGAGATTGAGTAGATGACTGACATTGAAGAACAAGCAGTGGCGCTGGTGAATGATGTTCGGGCGGAGCGCGGGCAGCCTATTTGGAAAGAAGTTGGAGACAGAAAGGGTTACGGGCCTGTCCTCGAAACCCTATGCCGCGCCATCGAACAGCACGAAGCCTTTAAGCAAGAGGTGAGCGACAAGGTGGGGAAAGTCATTGAGAGTTGCGCAGTTACCAGTTGGGGTGCTGCGATGCTCGACCCGCTCATCATCCCCAAGCCCAAGCCTGACCCGCTGGTTGAGGTGCTGGACGATATATCCGGTGCATCTTTGATAGACGCCGACGAACTCCGCGCCGCACTGGAAGCGCGTGGGCTGGAGATACGGGAGAAGGGGCAATGACAGACATACTTGACTGGTTTGCCGTCAGCGTATGGCGCGGCTTGGCGCTCTTCGTCTTTGTGTGGCTTCTGACAGTGTGTTTGTCGATAATCATTACGGCGCTACGCAAATGACCCTGCGCCAATTCCTGCAAGATAATTTCGGCTGGGATATTTACGACTGGGCCGACGATGAGATTAGATTTTAAGTCCCGCCATTCGGAGCAGAAAATGGACCATAGAGCAAAGCGAGACCTTACAAACGAACTGGACCGATGGTCCGGCGTCATAGACCATCGCTTCGAGAGAGGCGGCAAGCACCGAAGACTGGTCGTCACGACCGAGAACGGCAGCCGCTTCATTACCATATCCATCTCGCCGTCGGACGGCAGAGCCACACGAAACAGGCTCGGCGACTTGCGAAAAATCTTGCGCGAGTTAGGCGCAACAAAACAATAAATAAGGGTTGCAAGACGCTGTTGCATGTGCAATTAAACCTTATCAGCAACTGGAGAGTAACATGACAACCACCACCCAAGAAGCCAAAACCCTCTTTGCAGAGCGCGACCAACTAACGCGTCGCATCGCAGAAATTGACCGAGAGTTGGTCAATCTGCGCTTAGTATACATGCAAGAGGAGCGGATGTGCGGCCTACGGCCCGAAAGCTTCCGTGCAGAGATTAACAGGAAATACTCATGATATTAGATAAGCCGCAGCGCGTCGCGTTGCTCCGTCGCACCATAGACAAAGCGGGAGGCATAATGGCCTTTTCTCGTTCGCTTGGTGTAACCCATCAAGCCGTCTATCAATGGCTTCGGCGCGGCTATGTGCCTTTGCCACGCGCGACAGAAATCCACATATTATACAACGTCAATCGCGGCGAACTAGTAGACCCGGCCCTGATTGAGATGCTACGCCTACCGACCAACAACCGCGACTAATACCGACGTGGACGAGGAAGATAACATGTCAAGCGTCAGTGTAATTGCGCCCGAAATCCGCAACGTGCAGGTTCCCAAAGACCTGCGCGACTTACAAGCGTGGATATGCTGGCGCTATGAGCACTTCATAGGCGAAGCGAAGGCCCGAAAGGTTCCTTACTGGGCCGACGGCACCCGCCGTCACGGCCAGCAGGGTGGCTCGGTTGACCGTGCGCGTCTGACGACGTTCAGCGCGGCGCGTGACGCTGCGGTGCGCAAGGGCTTCGACGGCGTCGGCTTCGCACCGCTAAGGGACTTTGGTTACACCTTCCTCGACTTCGACAACTGTGTCGGTCCTGACGGCGTCATCCTGCCCGAGATTGAGCAGATTGTCGGGCGCACCTACGCAGAGTACAGCCCGAGCGGCAAGGGCATCCGTGCCGTGTTGAAGGGCGACCTCGGCAACCACAAGACACCAACGACGCGCGAGGACTACGGGTTCGAGACCTTCTCCTCGTCCGGCTTCGTGACGCTCACGGGTGACATTTTGCCCGGCTGTGACATTCTCGGCTATCAAGACAAGATTGCGGACGTTGACCAAGCGACGCGCGACTACTGCGAAAAGCGCTTCGGCCAACGCAGCACGGCCAAGTTCGACCCCGACGACTTTATGGCTGGGCGTGAGCCTCGCGTCGGCCTGACCATCGGCGAGATTGAGGCGATGTTGAAATGCCTCGACCCGAGCATGGGCCGTGAGCCTTGGCTACGCGTCGGCATGGCGCTGCACCATGAGTTTGAGGGCGGCGATGACGGCTTCGAGATATGGGATGAATGGTCGAGCTACGGCGACACCTACCCCGGCGACGAGGGGCTGCGCCACCAATGGGATAGTCTAAAGCAGACGCCCGGTCGGCATGCCGTCACGATGCGCTCCGTCATCAAGATGGCGAAGGAAGCTGGCTACCGACCAGACGACGGCGTCAAGCGCGAACAGGTGCTGGCTAAGGCCGAGGCCATCATGGCCGAGTTGCCAGCTAAGAGCGTCGGTCGCTTCGGTCCTGTGCCTATCTACGACGTCACCCTGCGCCCGTCCATGGACTGGCTGATTAAGGGCGTGTTGCCAAAAGGCGAGCTGGGCGTGCTCTTCGGCGCGTCAGGCAGTGGCAAGACGTTCGTCGCGCTGGACCTAGCCTTCACGATAGCGCGCGGCGTCGCATGGCGTGAGCGCCGCACGGCCCGTGGACGTGTCGTCGTCATCGCTGCGGAAGGCGGCGCAGGTGTCGGCAAGCGCGGCGAGGCGTACGCGCAGTACCACAACTTTAACCTACGCGGCATGAACGACCTACAAGTCATCACCGCTGCGCCGAACTTTCTCGACAGCGACGACATATCCGAGGTGATTGCCGAGATTAAGAACATCGGTCCCGTCGATTTGATTGTGATAGACACGCTGGCGCAGGTGACGCCCGGTGCCAACGAGAACACGTCCGAAGACATGGGCCGAGCGCTGGCGAACCTAAAGCTGTTGCACGACGCCACCGCCGCGATGAACCTTGTCGTCCATCACGCAGGGAAAGACCTTAGCAAAGGCTCACGCGGCTGGTCGGGCTTGAAGGCGGCTGCGGACGTGCAGATTGAGGTGATACGTCACGACAACGGCTTCCGCGAAATTGTCATCGAGAAAATGAAGGATGGCGAGGACGGCGTGCGCTGGGGCTTTAGGCTCGAGGTGGTCGAACTGGGCCTCGACTATGACGGCGACATCATCACGAGCTGCGTCGCAGTTGAGGCAGACGCACCACCGCAAACGACCAACGACGACCGCATAGGCATCAAGCGTCGCGGACGTGTAGAAAATCACGTATTGGAGGTGATGACACTCTTTGCCGACAAGAGTGTTGTCAGCGCAATCGACCTAATCAACAGTGCGGTGGACGCTTTGCCAGTGCCAGAGGAAGGCAAACGCGACACGCGTAGGCAGGTCGTAACCCGCGCAATTCAGCTACTTAGCAAGGAGAAGGATGGTCCGCTGCGCATGGAAGGTGGAAAAATAATCTTCTACGAGTAAAAAAGTGCAAATAAAGGGTTGCAATGTGTAATTGCATGGTCCATAGGGGGCTATCAGCAACGAAGGAGTAACCAAATTGAGCACTGAATTACTTGCCGCCGACACCGTTCTGGCCGCTGAATATACGACGGGCACCAACAAATACCCGCCGACCCTCTACATCAACCGCATTGCAAACGGACGCCGCTCGAACGTGGCTGCGTTCACCGTGAGCGGCAAGCGCGAAGCGCGCCAGCTTGCGAAACAACAGGGAGCCGAACCATGGAACTTTTGAAAGACCGCAGTCACTACCGCAAATGCGAGGACAGCTTCCTACTCGAGGAGGCAAAGTACAACCCCAACGCAGAGCTGGCCATCGTGCTGGCCGAACGTCTGGAGGCCGCATGGATAGAGCACGAAGAGGAAGCCGAAGCGCTGCGGGAACGTGCAGCCGACTTTGAACGCGACGCCGCCAAGCTGGACGACGAGCTTTGCGAGTTGCAGCATAAAATCGACGTGCTTGAGCTTATGCTTGCCACGCGCGACGAAACTATTGAACAATTGAAGGAACAGAATAATGATTAAGATTGAAGTAACAGGCAACAGCATCCCCGAAGTCGCCGACAAGCTGCTGGCCCTTGGTGCCAGCTTGCGTAAGCACCTCGACGTCAACACAGCGGTTGAAGCGTTGCAGGTTGAACGCGATGTCGCCAAGACGGAGGTGGCCGAGGAAAATACCCCTGCCGCCTCTGCGGAGGAAATCACCCCTAAACCCGCAGAAATCGTGGAAAATACCCCTGCCGCCCCGGCGGAGGAAATCGCCACGCTCAACTTCGAGACGCAAGTCGCGCCTGTTGTACTGCTTTTTGTACAGAAGCGCTCCAAGGAAGAAACCTCGAAAATCCTCGCCGAGTTTGGCGTAGAACGTGCCTCGATGCTCGACCCTACACTGTGGCCAGAACTGGTCGCGCGCTTAGAAGCAGAAATGGCATGACCGGACACGCAAAGCTTTCACCATCCGGCGCACACCGCTGGATGGCCTGTTCCGGCAGCGTGCAGTTGGAGGCCGAGTACCCCGACAGCGGCAGCAGCTACGCCCGTGAGGGCACCGCTGCGCACGAGCTGGCGGCCATAGTGCTCGAGCACTCCGGCGCGCACGCCAAGGACTATATCGGCAAGAAAATCCGGTATGACGACCATGGCGAAGAAATGCTGTGGGAGATAACGCAGGAGATGGCGGACTACGTCGATGACTATGTAAGCTTCGTGCGCCAACGTGCCGAGGGCAAGACGTTGTACATCGAGTGTAAGCTTCCAATCAGCCACCTGACCGGAGAGGCCGACGCGACAGGCACCAGCGACGTCGTCATCATCGACATACCCAACAAGACGATTGAGGTGATTGACCTTAAATACGGCATGGGCGTGCGCGTGGACGCAGAAGACAACCCGCAGCTCCAGATGTACGCCCTCGGCGCGGTCGAAGAGTACAGCCTCGTCTGTGACTTTGAACGTGTCGGCATGGTCATCCACATGCCGCGTCTCAATCACGTCAGCGAGTGGGAAATCTCGGTGGCCCAGTTGGAGCGCTTCGGGGGCGACGTAAGCCATGCGGCGGACAAGGCGCGGTGGGAAGAGCCTACGTTCAACCCCGGCGAGAAGCAGTGCCGTTTCTGCAAGGCGAAGGCGACCTGCCCAGCCCTGTTGGCGGACATGTCCGAAATCGTGTCTGGCAGCGTTGCCAGCGCAGATGACTTTGCGCAATTCCTGCCGCAGACGGTCGATAGCCAGTCTGGCGACAACTATCTGTCCATCGCCATGGCGAAGGTCGGTCTGGTCGAGGATTGGTGCAAAGCCGTCCGCGCCGAGGTCGAACGGAGACTACTTGCGGGTAAGCAAGTTGACGGCTACAAACTGGTCGAGGGCAGGCGCGGCAACCGCGCATGGCGCGACGAAGCCGAGGTCGAGAGGCTGTTCAAGAGCTTCCGGCTAAAGCAGGAGGAGATGTACGATTTTAAGCTTATCAGCCCAACAAAGGCGGATAAGATATTGCAGGCAAACCCGAAACGTCTGGCTAAAGCCGAAGCTTTAGTCACGCGGTCAGAGGGCAAGCTGTCTGTGGCACCCGTCACAGACAAACGGCCAGAAGTGGTCGTTACACCAATCTCGGAAGACTTCCGGGGTTTATTTCAAACTGAAGAAATGGAAACTGAATAATGGCTACTATAATCATGTTAAAGAACCTGCAACTTGCGTTCCCTGCTATTGCTGAACCACAAGCGTTCGGCGAAGGCGAGCCAGCCTACGGCGCGAAATTCCCAATCAAGCCGAACAGCGAACAACAGAAGGCCATCGAGGCCGCAATCCGCGAAGAAGCCGTCGCGGAATGGAAGGACAAGGCCGACAGTGTTTTGTCCATGCTCGCCGAAGACAACAAGCTTTGCTTCGTCAAGAAGGTCTACCGCTCGAAGAAGACTGGCGAACCTTACGCTGGCTTTGAAGACGCGCACTACCTGTCCACCCGCAACTCGAAGACGCAGCCTACTGTGTACAACGAGTACGGCGAGGCCGTCACTGGCAAGTCCGACATCGAGCGCAAAGCGTTCAGCGGTGCCATCGTCAACGCCTCGGTCGAGGTATGGGCGCAGGACAACAAGTGGGGCCGTCGCGTCAACTGTTCGCTGCGCGGCATCATGTTGACTGGCGAAGGCCAAAGCTTGGGCGGCGGTTCCGCTCCTGCGGGTGCGGACGAGTTCGCTGGTCTTGCTAAGGCTAAGGCCGAAGCGGACGACGTACTGTGAGCGACATCGGTCACAACGCGGTAAATCCGACGGCGGAGCAGCTTCGGCTTTTCATTGAGCGCATCGAGCGTCTCGAGGAAGAAAAGAAGGGCGTCGCCGACGACATCCGCGACGTCTACAGCGAGGCGAAGGCCAACGGTTACGACGCCAAAGCTATGCGTCAGATTGTGGCACTCCGCAAAATGACCAAGGACGACCGTGCCGAGATGGAAGCCATCCTCGACACATATAAATCTGCGCTTGGCATGGACTTGCTTTAGCGCTAAGTAACGAGGGTACGTCGGCGTTTCTATCCACCCTTAGCCGACGTACCCTCTGTTCTGGCGAGCCGCGCGCGGGTGCGGGTTGCTCCTGCGTTGCTGATACACGAAGCGCGCGGCTCACCAGAATAGAGGAGTATCAGCATGTCTAAACTTACAATCCCGCAAATCCGCGAAATGATTTCTGAACTGACCAATGAAGGCGTGCAGTTGTCCCGTCGGCAGTATGAGATAAACTTGCGCATCAACGCTTTGATGCAGGAGACGTATCGCCGCAGCTACAGCCGCGCGCCTGTGAAGAGCAGGCGTATCACGGCAGACGTACGTGCGTCCGTTCGGGCTATGGCCGCTAACAATCCAGACGCATCGCATCAAGAGATTGGCGACGCGCACAACATCAATCCGGGCCGCGTCAGCGAAATCCTGCACGGGACACGCGGATGAGCACCCTTTGGCTTGACCTCGAAACGTACAGCACCGTGCCTATCAAGCACGGCGCGCACCGATATGCCGAAGAGGCGGAGGTGCTGCTTGTGGCCGTTGCATCGGACGACACCAAAGTGGACGTCTGGGACTGTACGCAGGGCCATCCCGACTGGCGCGAGCGGTTGCAGGGGCTGATTGACTACGCCGAGCGCGTCGTCATCCACAACAGCGCCTTTGACCGTACCATCCTGCGCCACCAAGGCGTTCACGTACCCGTCGAAAAGATTGACGACACCATGGTGACAGCCCTCGCACACAGTCTGCCAGCCTCACTCGGCACGCTTTGCGACGTTCTCGGCGTGCCTACTGATAAAGCTAAAGACAAAGCGGGTAAAAGGTTGATACAACTGTTTACGAAGCCGTGCCCCAAAAACTGGAAAGTGCGGCGCGCAACGGTGGAGACACACCCGGATGAGTGGCAACAATTTATCGAATACGCCCGCCTCGATGTGGACGCGATGCGAAACATACATGGCCGTTTGCCGTCTTGGAACAATTCACATAGTGAGCGGCACCTTTGGGAACTCGACCAAGGAATTAATGACCGTGGTATCGCCGTCGATGTTGACTTCGCCAAATCCGCAATCCGAGCTTTTCGACGAGCTTCGGGAGCTTTGGCCACTCGTGCAGCCGTTCTAACCGACGGCGCGGTGCCCTCGACGACGCAGCGCGAGAAGCTGTTGTCGTATCTGAAAGACGAGCGCGGCTTCGACACAGACGACCTGACCAAGGAGACGGTCGAGAAGGCGCTAAAGGGCGAACTCGACCCTACCGTGCGCGAACTGCTCGAAATCCGCCAACAGGCATCCGCTACGTCGCCTGCCAAATACGGCGCGCTAATTGACGCCGCGTCGTCCGACGGACGCCTGCGCGGGACGATACAATTCTGTGGGGCTGCGCGGACAGGCCGCGACAGTGGCCGCATCTTCCAACCGCAGAACCTACCCCGCTCGCCCGACTGGTTCGACGGCGACGTGCAGGAGGCCACCATACGTGCGTTTAAGGACGACTGCGAAGACGTCATCTACGAGAATGTGAGCGAGCGCTGCGCGTTCGCTGTGCGCGGCGCGCTGGTCGCCAGCCGTAACAAGAAGCTGGTCATCGCCGACTTGTCGAACATCGAAGGCCGCGTGCTTGCTTGGATGGCAGGCGAGGACTGGAAAATCGAGGCGTTCAAGGCGTACGACCGTGGCGTCGGTGCCGACCTGTACAAGGTGACGGCAGGGCGTATCTTGGACAAAGACCCATTCGAGGTGACGAAGTCGGAACGCCAGACGCAGGGTAAGGTTCCCGAGCTGGCTGGAGGCTATGGCGGCGGCCTCGGTGCCTATCGCAAGATGGGCGGAGAGGTGTTCAACGCCATGGACGACGACACCATCATGGGCATCGTAAAGGCGTGGCGTGACGCTCACCCTGCGACAAAGCGCTTCTGGTACGACGTCGAGGGCGCGGCGCGCTCTGCCGTCCGCGATGCTGGTACAAGCTTCGACGTGCGCGGCCTTGTTCGCTTCGACCGCAGGGAAGGGCCAGACGGCGTCGAATACGTGCGCTGCCGCCTCCCGAGTGGGCGCTTCCTGTGCTACCGCAGCATGCACATAGATGACGACGGCAAGCTCATGTACGAGGGCATGAACCAATACACCCGCAAGTGGGAACTGTTGGACACCTATTACGGCAAGCTGGTCGAGAACATCGTGCAGGCCGTCGCACGCGACGTCTTCATGACGGGTATGCGCCGCGCCGAGGAGAACGACTATCCGGTCGTCTTGCGCGTACATGACGAGCTTGTCTGCGAGGTGCCCGACCGCGCCGAGTACACGGCTGACGTATTGGCCGACATGATGTCCATCAACCCAAGCTGGTCTATCGGCCTGCCCCTATCGGCTGCGGGCTTTGAAACCTACCGCTATCGGAAGGACTGACATGCGTAAAATCAAACTAGAACAAAGCTGCACAGACGCCCAAGGCCGCATCACAGGACCGATAGTCGGGCACGATTTGCCGGACGAGAGCCACGAGCCTTCTAGCCAATGCTGGTGCAGCCCGCGCGCGCAAACCAACGGCGGCACGACCTTGTACGTGCATTGGCAGAAGCACTGACATGTTCACGCAGTTGAACCCATCAATCCCGATGGACACACCTAAAGGCTCTGGCCTTGCGCTGGCCGTCATAGACTACGGGCTGGAGCATAGCCTGCTCTGGGTTGTCGCTATGGATGACACGCGCGAAATATGGTGCGTGCCGAACGCCGAGGTCCGCGTGCAGAAGAACTGGTCCGCTGGCCGACTAAATTTATGAAGGAAGAGACATGAACTTACAGGACCGTATCGACAATTACACAAAGGTGACGGGCTTCCCCCGTTCGCTGTTTATCTCCGAAGATGGCCGCATTGTCGGCACTTGGATTATGGGCAACGCCTACGGCGTGCAGAGCGGCTATTACGGCGGCTACCCGCATGGCTACCTAAAACGCATCAAAGCGCTATACCCCGACAAGGATAAGGCTTTGCACGTATTTTCGGGCCGCGTTGACCAGTCCGCTTGGCCGGGCGACACCGTCGACCTCAATCCCGACATGGAGCCAACATATCTGGATGACGCCCAATCGCTAGAAAACGTGCCTCTCTCGCAATACGACATTGTTTTGGCAGACCCGCCGTATAGTGTAGAAGACGCGGAACACTACAAACCGACGATGGTCAAGCGCAACAAGGTGCTCAAAGCGTTGACAGGCGTTCACTCTGGCACGCCAGTCATCTGGCTCGACCAAGTGCTACCAATGTATCGCAAAGACGAGTGGCGGATTGTTGGCGTCATCGGCATGGTGAAATCAACAAATCACCGCTTCCGTGTAATCACCATATTTGAGCGTTTGTGACGCCCGCAGGACGCCTACAGGACCATCTCAAGCACGTTGTGCAGAAGAGTGGGGGTCATTACCGGAAGGTGCGCTGGGAGGGCCGTAACGGCTGCCCAGACTGCTTTGTGTGGTGGGACTGGCCCAACGCCGCCTTCATCGAGATAAAGGCGTTCGGCGACCGGGTCAGCAAGATACAGGACCGCGAGATTGAACGCATGCGAACGTCTGGCGTCCCTGTCTACGTCGCGCGCACGAACGAAGAAATCGACGAAATCGTGTTCAAGATAAGAAACGGTAAACATGACACGGACATTTAAGCCTCACGACTATCAGCTCGAGGCGATGCAGCACCTGTTCGCGCTGCGTCGCTCGGCGCTGTGGATGCCCATGGGCGGCGGCAAAACGGTCACGACGCTGACGGCGCTCGACGCCCTCGACGTCGTTGAGCCTGTCTTCCCTGCGCTCGTGCTGGCACCCTTGCGCGTTGCGCGCACGACGTGGCCGGAAGAGGTCGGCAAGTGGGACCATCTCAAGCACCTGCGCGTCAGCGTCATCGCGGGAACACCGAAGCAGCGCGAGCGTGCAGTCGCCAAAGAGGCTGACATTTACTGCACCAACTACGACAACATAAACTGGCTGATTGCGCAGCTTGGCGGTGAGTGGCCGTTCAAGACGGTCGTCGCGGACGAGTTCACCCGGTTGAAGTCCTACCGCATCCGTCAGGGAGGCTCTAGGGCGCGTGCGCTGGGCCAGCAGGTCCATGGAGAGGGGAGCCGCTTTATCGGCCTCACAGGGACGCCTGCGCCCAACGGCGTAAAGGATTTATGGGGCCAGATATGGTTCCTCGACAAGGGCGAGCGTCTGGGCAAGACGTTCAGCGCCTTCGAGCAGCGCTGGTTCCGCAAGGGTTACGACGGCTACAGCCTCGTGCCATACGACCACACACAGGCCGAGGTCGAGGATAAGTTGAAGGACATCTGTCTGACCGTGCGCGCGCTGCCAGTTGACGAGCCGAACATAGTTCCGGTGTACGTCGATTTCATCCCGTCCGTGCGCCAACTGTATAAGTCGATGGAAGAGAGCTTGTTCGCGCAACTTGCGACGGGTGACGTCGAAGCTGCCAACGCTGCCGTGCGGACGCAGAAGCTGCTCCAGATTACGAACGGAGCGATGTACGTAGACGATGAGGGTAAGTGGGAGAACATTCATAATGCAAAGCTGGACGCGCTGGAAAGCATCATCGAGGAGGCTAACGGCGCGCCCGTGCTGGTGGCCTACAATTTCAAGCACGACCTTCAACGTCTACAAGCGCGTTTCCGTCACGGCAGGGTGTTGGACGCTGACCCTAGTACGGTCAGGGACTGGAACGCCGGAAAAGTGCCAATACTATTCGCTCACCCTGCGTCGGCGGGACATGGCCTAAACCTCGCGGACGGCGGGAACATCCTCGCCTTCTTCGGGGTAAACTGGAACCTCGAAGAGCACATGCAGATAATCGAGCGCATCGGGCCGATGCGGCAGAAGCAGGCGGGACACGACCGCCCCGTGCTGGTCTATCCTATACTGGCGCGCAACACGGTCGATGCCATGGTCATGGAGCGCCTATCGAGCAAGCGCAGCGTTCAAGAGATATTGCTAGAGGCGATGAAGCGCCAAAAGAGGCGACCGAACGACCGTTAAGCTTCGACGGTACCGCCTTCGTCGTAGCCGCGTGGGCCTTTCTTGATGGGGCGCTGTAGCTTGGTTACGTCGAACACGTTGGCCGCGTCCTGTGGGCCGAACTTGTTTTTATAGCCAGCATACCCGTACTCACGCACCATGCGGTTGAAATCTGGGAAGGGGGTCTTGTCTTTTAGTTCGGTATATGCGCGCGCCAGCGCCATCAAGTTTTCAGGGTCTTTGGTTATGTCGTAAAGGCCGGACAGCTCGGTCTCGTACGCATACGGGCTAACGTCCTCGACATACTTTTCTGGGATAACGGTGCCTTCTGGACCCATGTAGAAGCTGGTGTGCTGCGCTGGGCTGCCTTTCCTTCCGCGCGTAGCGTAATCATCGCCGCGATGCCCTGTGCCGTAAAACGCAGGGTCAGTGGCCGATAGACCTTCCGTGTGGCTCAAGTGGACGGCACGCTCGGGGCCAGTCGGTGCGCGCGCCTTAATGACGTCGCGCAGATACTCTGGAACGCCGCCTGTGGTGTTTACGTCGAGATACTCTGGGGGCAACAACAGCCCCTTCTGCGGCGCGTACTCGAACATCGCGCCAAGCTCGCGCAAGCGAGCGTTCTCGTCGTCGAACTGACCGGGCCGAGGCTTCTCGCCCCTGAAACCGAGAAGCTTCTTCTCTTCGTCAATCCGGCGTTGGATTGCGCGCATCTCGCTGATTATGTCCACGTTGAGCGGCGAGTAGTTGACGAGGCTGTTCTGGCCACGCGTTTCGGACAGCAAGGCCATCTGCGCCAGCGGCGACATCATCTGGCTGTGCGAAGCGTACGCAATCTCCTCACCACCGGGGCGGAAGGTAGCGCCCTGCGTGCCGTGCCCATAGAAGTCATGCGCGGCGCGGAACATCTCGTTTGCGGTAAGGCTAGTATCTGGGTCGACTTCGTTCAAAAACTCGTGCGGCTCGCCGCCCTTGAAGACGTTGAGGTTGCCTTCACCGAGTACGTCACGCAGCATGTCGCTTGGCGTTGCGTACGCACCTGCGCCGTAGCTGTACGACGTCTGGACGGGAAGCGTCTCGAACTGGGCGCGCGTCTCGTCCGCCAGTTGGCGATACGCGGCCTCGGTCAGTTGGTCGTAATTCTGCGCGCCTGCCTGCTCGACCACCTCTGGCATGGCGTTGCCATACGCCTCGAACAGGCGCTGCTTATACTCGGGTGAGCCTTCGACGGCCTCTTGGAAGACACGGGCGATGCCGCTCTGCTTCTCGAGGGAGGTGCGTGGCGGTGTGGCGTTGACATCATAGCCACGACCGAGGGCGGCGCGCGTGTACTCGTCAGCGGCCTGCGCCGGGATGTTCTTAGATGGGTCTTGCAGGATTGCGCGGATTTCTTGGATGTCTTTTGCTACGCGCGCCTCTGGGATGGTGCGGCGCTTCGCGCCTTCGCGATTGACGCGCAAGAACGGGCCTTCTTCTTTTACCGAGAACTTTGGCTTTTCTGGAGCCGCTTTTGGCTTTTTCTTCTTGGCGGTTTTACGTGCGGTTTTCGCAGGCTTCGACAAGCCAAGCGCGTTGCGCATAGGCTTCTCGATGTCGTCAGGAATGTATTTCGACGCGGCTGCGAGAAGGCGCTTTATGCGGCTCACCGAAATATGCTCCGCACTTTGCGATACCCCGCTTTAGCTGGCCGCGCAGCCAGATTTCCTGCGCCGTACAGACCGAGGCCGAAAGCGGCCTCCTCCGCCATGGAGCGTGGAATGTCGGACATGCTGTCAGCGGCCCCTGCGCCGTAAAGCGCTGCGCTGCCTGCCACTGGGGCTGCACGACGCACCGCCATCGCTGCGCGCGGTGCGCGTGCTGCCAGAGACGCCATGCGGCCTGCTGTGACAGCCTGTCCACCGGGCACGAGTGCTGGCAACATCGAGCCGCCCATCTCGTAAGCGAGGCTCTCTACTGGGTTGCCTTCTTCATACGCGGCCTGCTGCGCACGGATGCGACTGACCTCACGGCGGTACGCCGCAGGGTCCATCTGCGCCAGTGCGCGGAGGGCCGCTTCCATCTCGTCGTTGAAAGCGAACGTCGCGCCCTTTGCGACGGAGCGAGCACGGTCGGCGAAAGACGGTGAACCGCCTTTGCGGAGCGCTATCGGTGCCTGTGCGAGACCGCCACGGGCGTAGCCTTGCTCCTCCTCAACCTCGGCGCTTTCGCCTGTGTCTGTGAAATAGAACCGACCATCCTCACCCAATTGAGCTTCGCGGTCGCCTATCATGACGGTGCCCGCTGTGGGTGCAGGACCGCCTATCGCAGGCTGCGGGGCGCGGAACGCTTCGAGATTGAGACCCTCTGCCTCTGGCGCACCGTAGAACTTCTCGAGGCGAAGCGCGTCCGGCGCAGCCATGTCGGCTACAGGAAACTGCGCGATGTAGCCCTCGGGCGTAGGTTGCTCTTCAGCGGTGAATGTTTCGACGGTGGGCGCAGGGTTCATTTGTGGTTGGATGAGCGCAGGGTTCACAACACGCAAAGCTTCCATGCCTTGCGGCCCGTACTTCTTCGCCAAATCGGCTGCTGCCTGCACCTTCTGGTTCTGGGCGAATGAGCTGATAGCACGCTCGGCTGGACCGTATACTTGGCCCATCTGATACGCCTTCTCACCGAGGCTTTTGGGCGTAACCATACTAGCCGTCAACACCTCTGGCGAACCTGACACCATAGCCGCTGGAGCAGTAAGCCCAGCGCCAGCGCCCGTGGCGGTATCGCTGCTAAGGGCCGCACCCGCGAGCATGTCACCGATGCCTTTGCCGCTCGGCGTCTGCTCAAGGAGGTCGAGCACAGTGCGTCCGCGCGCCGTGCGGCCTTCTGCGTTGCGGCGCAGTTTGTTGAGAGCCGTGTCGGGGCTTGCCGCACCAAGGCTAAGTGTAGCTTTCACGTCTGTGAGCACGTCACTCGCCTGACGGTAATCTTTCATGATGTCGGCGTACACAGGCGCTTTAGCAACGATGACGTCGTTGATTGCCTTCGATACGTCGTTCGCCACTTTGAACTGCGGAGTGCCGGGCTGGTACTTACTGCCGATTGTCTTGATTGCGCGCTTCATGGCGTCGAAATCTTCAATCGAATTTAAGCCCTTGTCGAGGAACTCCATGTACTTTCCGTCGACTTCGTCCCAAACGTCCGCAGCGGCAGAGATGTCGATGCCCTTGTGCCGACCGACTTTGCGCACACCCTCGATGGCCTTCTCGACGTCGTCGAACGCCAACGTCTCGTCGGACTTTTTGAGACGCGACATGCGGCGGGTATAGTCGGCGCTGCGCTGTTGGTATAGTTCGCCAAGGGCTTTCTCTGCCTTGTTGAGCGGCTCGGTGATGTCACCTGCGCCAGACGCAAATTCTTTGAAAGTTTCTGAACCGCGCTTGCCAGCCTCGAAGCCTTGCTTCACGGCTTCTGGCGTCGTGCCAGCGAAACGTGCAGGAACGTCTACCGCAGCAGCTTCGGCTGCACGAGTTGCGGTCTTTACACCTGCGCCTGTTAGCGCGGCGGCAGTGTTCAGCGGGTCAATCTTGGCGGCGTAAGTGCCGAAGGTTTCGGCTGCCTTCGCGGCGTTTGACAGCGCGCTAATCTTCGACACCTTGGACGCAACGCTTCCTGTCTTCGCAAGGATAGTCGCGCCACCAGTGAGAACACCAGCGACGTCGGCCATGATTGACGCAGGGTCGGTCTGGAGGGCTTTCTTGAAACCCTCTACCGAGCCGTAGCGGTCGCTGTAATATTTTTTCAGTGCCTCGTACGACGAGGGGTCGTCGGACAGGCCAGTCGCGCCGCCGACAATATCGGCGACACCCTCGAGGGTGTCAGGCAGGCCGAGAGTGAGGGCGTAAACAGTGTCGTACGCCAGCTCAAATGTGCTGGGCACAAAGTTAAGCGCAGCCCCACCGAGGGTCTCGCCCCAAGTCAAGCCGTCGTCGCCCGTATATGCAGTCGAACCGAGGCGCTTTTGGATGTCTTCATCCGCCGCCGCATAGTCAAACGCGTTCAGCGTGGCGTCTGGCTTTTCGCCGTACTTGATGCCAGTCTCGAACGCACTGCCCAAGAAGTCTTCGTTTGGTGCACGGCCCGTGGCGTTGTAATACGCTTGGCCCATAAGCTCGGCGAAGTCGGCAGGGTCGTACGTGCCGTTCTTGCGGGTCTCGTTAAGATACTTGTTCATCGCAGCGACGTCTTCTTCGAGGAAACGGTAGGCGCGGAACTTGTCTTTATACGTCGGCAGGTCTTCTGGCGGGATGATGCGCGCCAGTTCAAGCGGGTCTGCGCCCAGCTTCATAAGCATGTCTATGCGGTTGCCGATGACCGTGTCGAGGCCGCTCTGAAACACCTTGTCACCTGCGGAGGGGTCCATCGCCGCCTCGGAGGATTTAAGGAGTGAAAGTTCTTTGTCCGACACAGCGCCAAGTGCGCCGCCTGTCGGGCTTTCCACGCGCATTTTCTGCAAGCGGTTGAACGCCGTGTTGGCGAATATAGGCTCAAGCAACGAGTTCACGCTGCTTGCTGGTGAACCTGAATACAGAGAAGTGGTCGTGTAGCCAATACCACTTGCGCCGAACATGTCACGGCTTAACTTCTTCGCTTCGATGGCATTTTTAAGCTCGACCATGATGGCGTTGCGCGCTTCGTCGAGTTTTTCTGGCGACGGACGGTCTGCGATGCGTTTGCGAGACGCATCCAGCTTGATGCGCGCAGCTTCGCGGTCGATTTGGCCCTTTTCAATCTTACCCTCAAGTTCCTTCACTTGAAGGGGAAGCAGCGTCTCAACGCGGTTCACGTTCGCACGCGAAGTCGCTGTGGTCGCTTCTTGCGCGGCCTCTTTGCGCTCGGCAGGCACGTTCTTCCGTGGCGTGAACTCGTCGAAGGTTGGTGGGGGAGCGCCAGTAGCCATATCTATTGTCTTTCACCATATATGTCGGAAGAGCCGTAGCCAAACTTCTTATCAAAGTTCTTTCTTGCAATCATCTTGTTTTCTGCAGTGTTTGCAGGATTTTCGAGGTAGGACTGGAGCGTGTATATCGCGTCGAGTGGAGGCTCTTTCAACTCGACACCAGTGGCGCGAGAGCGCACTTTGGCGTCAGGGCCGATGGTGACTTTAGACGCGGTGGATGCGGCCTTTGGCTTCAACAGCGGTGCAGCCGTCTTCACGAGGTCCGCTGCCGTCTTGGCGCGCTCAACGCCAAAGCCTGCAGCCTCTTTCGCGTAACTGTCCTGCAAAGCAGCCAATTGAGCCTCGCGCTGTTGGCGCGCCTTGCTCTCGGCCTCGGATATATTACCAAGCGCACCGGAGATTTTACCCATGGTGCCCGCAAAGCCACGGTATTTCCTTGGCGCAAGCAGTGCCTTAGACAGCATGAAGAGCTGCTCGGACTGCGACGGTCCTTGGTTGAGTTCTGCGATACGCGCCTTACCTGCCTCGAAGCGCTCCTTAGCGCTTGCCTCTGCCTTACTAGATGCGCCCATTTGCTGCGTGTACAACGACTGCAAAAGGCCCGGCAGTTTTGCTGGGTCGCCAAGTTGCGTCAAGTCGAGGTTCTCCATGGACGCGAGTGCGCCCATGCTTTCGGCTTCAGCTTCGTCTTGCGGTAACGCCATGCTCTTAAACTCCAAACTACTTGCCGAAGGCACCCGCTTTAGACAGTATGCCAGCCAATGTGGCCAGCGTGCCGCCTACCGTCTCAGCCGTGCTGGGCTTCAGGTCTGGCTGGTAGCCGAGCGGCACGATGCCTTCTTCCCTAGCAGCCGTCGGAACACCAGCTTTGACACCACCGAACGTCTGGAGCATAGCATTAATCTGCTCCTGTGGGTAGCCCTGCTGACGCAGGAAGTCGCTGTATGCGACATCGAGGTTCTTCTGCGCTTGACCCTGCTGTGTAGCGCCGACCTGCTGCAGTGCGCCTGCGCCAGTAAGGCCGAGTGTCTGTGCCCTCTCGCCCAATTCACCGAGTTGTCCTGCGCCAGCAAGTTGACGGGATATGTCCTGTCCGCCGAGGGTGCCTGCCGTTGAGGCAAGGGCAGCTTGGCGTGCGAGGTCGGTGCCCGCAAGCCCTGCGGCTTCGGTGTAACCAGACTGAAGAGCTTTCGCCTGTTGGGCGAGAATGTCTGCGCTGACATCGCGAACGGCGCGTGATGTGTCTGTCATCATGCCCGACGGCGTGCCACCTAGACCGCCACGGCCACCGAAGCCGAGCTGACCGGCCTTGATGTAGCGGCCCTCGATTTCGGGCATGATGCTCTCACGCAAGTTGCGCGTGCCGAGTTCGGCGATACGGTTGACTACTTGGTCGGTGTATGGGTTCATGTACTGGCCGATGTTGGACACGCTGCTCTGGCCTGCTTGCGTCAAGAACGGCTGCGCGGTGGCGAGACCGCCCGGTGCGTTGATTGCACCCTGCGTTGCCTGTGTGGCGGCGTTCAGCGCGGGCTGGTACGCCGTAGCCGCTTGGCCTGTCATGTTGAAGCCTTGCTGCATTGTCGGCGAAAACTCCGCTACGCGCGGGCCTTGATACGTCGGCATTGGCTGCGCGGCGAGTGCTTGCTGGTTCGACAGCAATTGCATGGCGTAGTTCGTGTACCAGTCGGGAAGCACGGTCTCGCTAGTCTTCGACGTGAATGTCGAACCAGCAGGCAACTGCCCGTTGTTAAGGAACGAAGCGAAGTTAGGCGAGGACGATGGTGTCGAGGTGGGATTGCTGCCGCCCCTCGGGGCATCACCCTGCATAGGGGTCTCAGAGTTCATTGTTGGCGCGGCCCCCGTAGTACCTTCCATCATTGGGCCTCCACTGATATTCGGCTTGTACATGTCCGCGCCCGCTTTAGGCTGGAAATTATCCAAAAACTGTTGCCGCTGCGCATCGGTAAAAGGCATCCCCGCGCCAATACTGTCCAGACCGGAATTAACCGCAAACGGGCGTGAAGGAGGCCCCGCTTGCGCTTGCGCTTGCGTTTGCTTCATAAGCATTTCTGTCTGAGCGGCCGTCAGCGGTGTTCTTTGGTAATTTCCCATGCTTGTCATGATTTTCCTCCGGCCATGTAATGCTCGGGCCTTTTTGCGTTATCACTAAATTCACCGCGAGCAAGCTTCTTGCCCTTCTGCTTGCGGACTTTGACGCGGAAGCTGTCGAGCAACTCCGCGCCTGCTTTGTTCGACCCGTTGCCGAGTAGCGCCACGGTCTCCGCGTCGATGACGTACTCACCATCGGACAGGAGCGCGGGAATTTTGTCGTCGCGACCGTCACCAGCACCCTCGACGGCGTAACCGCCTTGTGCGAAACGCGTTGTGTCTGGCAAGTACATCGAAGGGCCGCTAGGTTCGTCTGGGATAGGCGTCGTGATTGGCTGCGGCAGACGCGACGGCTGTGCCGCGAACATATCTTCTGCCGTTGAGCCTTCATAGCCAGTGTACGCGCGGCTGGTGTTCGGTGCGCCCTGTGTGGCGTAGCTGAAGAAGCTCTGCTCTGGGCCGTAGCCATAGCGGTAGTAATCTTGCGGGCTGCGCAAGCCCTGCGCGGCGAGTGTGGTCGCAGGAAGCGCACCGCCGCTCGGCAGCGTTGATGTGGGCAGTTGCTTGCTGAAGAGCGAGCTAAGAGCGCCCATGCCTGTAGGTATCTTGCCACCGGAGCCACCCCCGCCACCGCCACTGGCACCGGGTATTAGCCCTGCGAGTAGAGTGGCGATGTCTATGTAATCCTTGATGCCGAGCTTCTTCTCAACGTCAGCCTCTGGCGTGGAGGTTGTCTGCGCTGGCGTTAGCGCGCCTTGCGTTATCGCAGGCATAACCGTCTCAATGCCCGCTATCGGCGGAGGTGCGGCTACTGACTTCGGAGTGGCCTCGACGACGATGTCGCCTGTGGTCTGGTCGATGCCGTTGACGACGTTAGGTGCGGCAGCGCCACCCGTCGTAGCAGCGGCAAGGCCACCGATAAGAGGTACCGCAGCCAACGTCTCGGGCGGGAGGAAAGACTTGCGCGCCTCGACGAGGATTTCGTCGACTGGCTCTTGTGTTGTGGGTTGTTCTGTTGGCGCGGGCTGTGCTGCGGCCAACTCTCCTGAAAGCATTGCGTTTACGGGGATAGGGAACGCGGCTGCGAACGGCGACCCCGAACTCGGCGTGAACCTGTCAGCACTGACAACGATGGTGTCGTCAACTGGCGTGGGTTCCGATATGGGTGTTGGTTCCGACGGCAGAAATTCAGGCAAACCGCCCTTTGGTAAAAAGTCGGTGGCTATAGGCTCGAACACGCCCGACAGCGCACCGCCGTAATTCGGCGCAGCGGACGTAGCCCTGCTTCCACTAACGACAATGGTGTTATCTGCCGGTAGCTGAGATGTTTCCGGCGTTGGTTGTTGCACAAACTTCTCGGCTGGCGTTTTGTAGCCAGTGATGTCGCTTAAACTGTTAGATACGCCTGACGCTGCCCCTTGAAGCGCACCGGCCCCTAAACCCTTTGCAAGATTACTGAGGCCAGTAACCACAATATCGCCGCCCGCTTCGGCCGCTGCCTGCTTAGCAACTTCTGGTATCAACGCGTTTTTAACAGCGTTGCCCGCATTACTAAGCGCGCCTCCAACGGCCTCATTAAAGCCCGACACGTTTCCGAGGCCAGCCGTAGCGCCAGCGAGTAGGGCAGACTTTAGCGGGTCTTGCCCCGACAGAAACCCTCCAAGGCCACCTGCCGCAGCGCCCGCAGCTATCTGAACACCAAGGCTTGCGCCGCCAGTTGCGATGGCTGCGGCGATAGGCAGCGCAACGCCTGCGATGTCGCCAACGATGCCGAGGCCGTTCGGGCCTTGGTTCTCGGCGACGCGCTTGTATTGGCCTGTGGCTGGGTCGAGAACTTCTACACCCCAGTAAGCATTTTTGGGGTCGTCCAAAGTAAGTTTGTTGGCTTGTTGGAATACATTGCGCAGACCTTCTTCACCCGCGCCAGCGTAAACGACGCTGCCGCCTGTGCCGCCGTTGACAAGGCGATATGTGGCGTTTTGGTCAACGGGTACAAAGCCCGGCGCGGACGCAGCGTATTTAGCATTTGGGTCGAACGTGGTGGGGTCAGCCGGTTGCGGCAAGCCAACGTCATCGTAGCGCGCAGGCAAACCCAGTTCGTTCGCAAAATAATAGCCAGTCTGTCCGCCACTTCGCTGACTTGTAATTGGGTTAGGATTTACACCTTGGCTAGGCGCGACGTAAGGATTTACATCCAATATCGCTTGTTGGCGCTCTGCTTCTGTCCGGCTAGAGCCACCACCCATACCGCCAGTGTACGAACCGCCTTGCTCAGGACCACCAAGCAAAGCGTTTGCAATATCGAAGCCGACGGTTTCTGCGCCAAGCATCGGGCCGCCTACGCCGAAATCACTGAACTCCATGTCGTTCATGACCTCGCCCCCTCGGGCGTAGCGAGGCACAGCCGCCTGTAAATAGTTACTGAAGCCGGGGATGTAGTTCATGAGCTTTTACCTTCGAGCATCGGGTATACACGCATACCCCACTCACGCCAATCCGAGAACTGATATGGGTCGGGAATAATTTGTTGTGCGAATGGCGAGGCACGCAACAGCCCTATAGCCCAGCCTTGCCACTCGGCCTCTGCGGGAGGCGTGCCGAACGCCCACGCGTCGTTGACCGACAGTATAACTGAACTGGCCCAATCTTGCCAAGTCATGCCGCGAGGGTCTATCATCCCAGTGTCGTCCCATCACCCGGCTGAACGTGCGCAAGCACGAGGCCCATTTGATAATTGCCACCGAGAGTGTTGCTCTCGAAGCGGAAGCGCAGCTCGCGACGTTGTGTCTTGAGGAAGACAACCTGCTCTTGCGGCGTCTGCGGGTCTTCCACAAACGTCATGATAATGCCGTTGACTTCAGGCGCACGGGCGTTCGCACGGCCCATAACCTGCACCGTCATGTCGCCGCTCTGCACGAAGTCAGGCTCAAGCATAACCACCTGCAGCGCCTTGTTGATTTGCGACGTGGCAGGCAAGGACAGGTCGGCAGTCTCGAAGAACGACTGTATCGGGTTCAGCGTCAGGCCGTCGATTTCGTCCGTGCCGACCTCGTGAACCCAGAACTTGTACGGGTTGTCGAAAGTCAGGTTGAACGTAGCCGCACTGCCCGCCCCGCCAGTCACGCTAACGGGATTGGTTGGTATCTCGGTATACTGCCCCGCATTGCTGATAGAGACGCCAGTGATAGCGCCACCACCACCGATGGTCGTGACTGTCAACTCCGTGTCAATCTGGCCCAGACCGCCCACAACGGTGAGCGTGTTGCCTACGGCGTAACCTGTGCCGCCTGCGGCCACAGCAGCCGCAACGGCCTCGGCCTCTTGCGGCTCAACGCCAGACAGGAGCGGCTTACTGAATACGGCAGGGAAGAGACCCGCTCCACGACCGCCATTGGGCAATTCGGTGTCGTACCATGTGTTCTCGCGGACGTTGTAAATGACGGCGTGGTTCGGTTCGAGGCTGTCGCCGAACGGGAAGCACCACCATATCTCGCCGAAGCGCGGAACCTTATACGCAAACACCTTCTGGCGTTGCGCATAGTTCAGGTTGTCGAAGAAGAAGTTGATGTTTAGATTGTTCTCGACCTCACGAACGACGCCGTTGAACATCAAGAAGCGGTCGGTGCCAATCCAGTAGAAGATGCCGTCATACTCGATGACGGACGCGGACGACAGGATTGACGACTGCGTGCTGATAGTGTCGAACTGAAACACCGCCGTGCCGCCGACGTAAGTGCCACGAATGAGGCTGTCCGCCGACCAGAAAAGGCCCGACGGACTGTTGCCGGGGCCGCCGCGCAGTGGCATGCCTTTGACGATTTTCTGGCCTGTGATGTAGGCATTGCCTGCGCCGGAGCCGGTAAAGTCCGCTGGGTCGTTCGGCACGGACCACGCCGCATATCCGTCGTTGCCGAAGGCAAACGTGTAGGGCGGCAGCGTGACAACGCCACCAGTGACGCTGAAGTTGGCGGGTACTGCGGTAACTTGCGTCAGGGCGCTCGTGCCGAGGAGGTCGCCGACGAAGAGCGCGCCGCCGTCGCTGTTGCAGATGCAGTTCAGGTTTGGCGCGACTTGTGCGACAATCTGGTTGCCGTTCGTCGTGTCGTACGCCGTGGCGAACTGCCACAGGTTGCCATCGGCAGCCGTAAAGCCCGACGAGGGTGTGCGGTCAGTTATAACGCTCGTGTTATATGTGCCGTCGATGAAGAAGCGTTCGAGGCGGTCAGCCGAGCCTGCATGGACGTACGTCTGCAAGTCCTGCGTGTATTCATGCAGGGCACGCGGCAAGCCACGTAGGAACTTGTTGATTGAGCGATAGCCGCCAATCTTACGCGGCAGCCCACGCTGGAAACGGACCCACTGCCCGTCGACGTACTGGTCGCCCTCGAACTTGGTGCCGTCGCGCTTGATGCCGGGGGCAGAGCGTATCTGTACGATTTTTTCGGCCATTAGAAGCTCGCATCCGCGTTGAGGTCTATAGTCGCGCTATAGGTGGGAGAAGTTGTGCCCACGCGCCGCACAGTCACCGATAATGTTGCGACTAAATTCTGACCTATACCTGCATCAAGTCGCCAAGTCTCTGTGCTAGATAAGGCTCTCCACACGTTTAGGAAGCCTATGGTGAGGGGCGAACCAGTTGCGGTCACGAACACCTCATAGTTTACGGCTTGGGCGCTGGGCGAGCACCATGTTTCCAAGAAGTTCGTTGAAGCGCCAACAATCTCGTTTGCTGCACCAGCCGAGGTAAGTTGATAGCCCGCCTGTGCGGTGCTGCCACCGCCGGTAAAATCAGCTATACTCTGGTTGCTCAGGGTGATGGTGACCGCGCTCTTGCCGTAGAAGTTGGTCGGCACGATGATAGCGCCGGACGCAACGCCCGCGAGTGTGCGGACATCGGTGTCGTTCAGCGAGACCTGCGCGGTAGCGGATTTACTCAGTTCAAGGTTGATAGACTGCCCCGCAGTGCTGCCACCCAGACTGATTGGCCCTGAAGAGTTAAGCGTCATTACTTAGCTCCCCGTAGCTCGTCCACTTCAGCCTTTAACTCTGCGATGGCGGCGAACGCCACGGCGACCAGCTTCTCGTAATCAACAGCCAGTGTGCCGTCGTCGCGGGTGCGAACGGCCAACGGGAACATTTCCTGCACGTCTTGCGCGATGACACCAAAGTCACTCTTGCGGACGAAGTAGTCGTCCTCGCCGCCATGCTCTGCGACGTATGCGTCGGTCCAGTCGAATGTCTTGCCGCCGACTGTCGTTACGATGTCGAGGGCGTTTTCAATCGGACGCACGTTCTCTTTCAGACGCGCATCGGACGAATAGAACGCCGTGACGTTGTTGGTCGCACGGATTTCACCAGCGGTGCCGGAGCCAGCGGTGCCGACGCCGAGGCTGTTCATCTGGAAGTTGTTTGCCGTGTTGGTCGCGTTTGCCGTTGTGGCCGTCGCCGCGTTGCCGCTGATGTTGCCAGTTATCTTGGAACCCGCAAGTGACGAAATCCACGTCGGGTCGGAGTAACTGGACGTTGTCACGACGCCGTTTGGAACACTTGCGGCTGTGCCGCTGACGCTGATGCCCCATGTGCCGCTCGCACCGGAACCACCACGCGATGGAACATCGAGTGCGGTCTGCGCAGTGGCCTGTGTGGTACCGCCTGTGCCGCCGTTGGCCACGGCAAGCGTGCCGCCAAGCGTCAGAGTGCCGGACGTAGTGATTGGC